GTGTTCTCGCAGGTCCGAGGGGTTCAGACATCGCGGTCTAGCTCACCCTGGGTGGTGAGATCCTGGCCGGTGGCGCGACGCTGCCGGCCGTTCCCGACTCGCTGGGCGCGACGCCCGGAGAGGTGAAAGCCATGTCCCGTGGTGGTGCACGTAACCGATCCGGCCCGCGGCCGGACGAGCACTCGCTGACGTCCGCTGCCCGCGGCCTCGTACTCACTGCGCTGCCCCCGGGCGGCTACGAGGGCGAGGTGCCGGCGTTCCCGCTGCCCAGCCCGTCCCAGCGGGAGCAGGAGGTGTGGGCGGGGGCGTGGCGCACGCCGCAGGCGTGTGTGTGGGCGGCGCAGCCATGGCGTCACCGGACGGTGGCGATGTGGGTCCGCTGGTCGGTGAGGATGGAGGCCGAGGACGCCTCCGCAGCTCTCGGCAACGTCGTGGTCCGGTTCGCTGACCAGATCGGGCTGACACCGGCCGGGCTCAAGGAGAACGGCTGGAAGATCGCGCCGACGGACGCGGAGGCCAAGCCCGCAGCGGCCAACGGCGTGCCGACCCCGCGCCGGGCGTCGTCGAGGAACCGGCTCAAGGTCGTGGCCGGTGGGAGCGCCTGACGACGAGTTCGTCGTTGGCTTCCCGACGCTGTGGGTTGTCCCCGACTGGATCGAGGCTCACTGTCCGATCCCGGACGGGGACAACAAGGGCCAGCCGTTCGTCATGTACGACTGGCAGCTCTGGTGCACGGCCAACCACTACCGGGTGCGTCCTACAGCGAAGCCGACGCAGAAGGCCCAGGCGTTCCACAATCGGCGTTCCCAGGTCATCGCCCCGCAGAAGACCGGCAAGGGCCCGTGGGCTGCGACGATCGTCGCCGCTGAGGGGCTTGGCCCAGTCCGGTTCGCCGGGTGGGCGGAAGGCGGCGAGGTCTACGACTGCCGGGACTACGGCTGTGGCTGCGGGTGGGTGCACCCGTACGAGCCGGGCGACCCGATGGGCCGGCCGTGGCCGACGCCGCTGATCCAGCTGTTGGCCACCGCGGAGGATCAGACCGACAACGTGTTCCGGCCGTTGCAGGCGATGCTGCGCAATGGGCCGTTGGCCGAGATGGTCACGGTGGGGGAGGAGTTCATCCGTCTCCCCGACGCCGGGCGCATCGATGTCGTGACCTCGAGCGCTCAGGCCCGACTCGGGAACCCGATCACGTTCGCGCTGCAGGACGAGACTGGCCTCTACACCGTCGTGAACAAGATGGTGAAGGTCGCTGAGACCCAACGCCGCGGTCTTGCGGGTATGGGCGGCCGGGCGATGGAGACGACCAACGCTCCTGACCCGACCGAGGACTCGACGGCGAAACGCACCCTCGAGTCGAAGTCCCGGGATCTGTTCCGGTTTCACCGGCCGCCACCGGCGAAGCTCGACTACCGCAAGAAGGCCGATCGGCGGAAGATCCACCGGCACGTCTACCGCGGCTCGACCCACGTCGACCTCGACGACATCGAGGGCGAAGCCGCCGAGCTGATCGAGAAGGACCCGGCCCAGGCCGAACGGTTCTTCGGGAACCGGCTAGCTGCAGGTGCCGGTCATGCGTTCGACGCTGACCGGTGGGCCGAGCTGGCCCGCCCTGCGGTGGTGATCCCAGCTCGCGAGCTCGTTGTTGCGGGTGTGGACGGCGCTCGGTTCCGTGACGCTCTGGCGATCGAGGCCACCGACGTGGTCACGGGCCACCAGTGGAAAGTCGATCTCCAGGAGCGTCCGGAGGGCGCGCCAGACGACTACGAGCACGACTTCGAGGCCGCCGACCGAGCGATGCTCGACCTGTTCGACCGGTACCAGGTGTGGCGGGTCTACGTGGACCCCCAGTACATCGAGTCGCTGTTCGAGCGCTGGCAGGGCCGGTGGGGCGACAAGGTCGTCGTGCAGTGGCTCACGTACCGCAAGCGGCCTATGGCGTTCGCGCTGCAGAACTACCGGGCGGCGATGACCGCTGGCGAGCTCACCCACGACGGCGACCCGGACGTCTCGCGCCACATCGCCAACGCGGTGAAGCGGGCCACGAACATGGTCGACGACGAGGGCCACCCGCTCTGGCTGATCGACAAGCCCGAGCCTCTCCGGAAGATCGACGGATCTATGGCCGGCTGCCTGTCCTGGGAATGCCGCGGCGACGCGATCGCCGCCGGAGCGAAGAAGAAGCAGGCGTTCGTTCCGCGCCGTATCCGCTGACCGAGGAAGGAGGGCCCTGTGATCGACACGACAGAGCCCGAGTCCCCGGGATGGTGGCTCGACCGGCTGTTCAAGCGGCTGGGCGACCGGCGCGGCCACTACGACCATCTCGACCGGTACTACAACAACGAGAACGGGATCCCGGTCGGGGCCGACAAGCAGGTCAAGCAGGCGTACCAGCGGCTCATGGACGTGGCCCGCACGAACTTCGCTGAGCTCGTGGTGGAGGCCGTGCGCGAGCGGATGCAGCCGACCGGTTTCCGCACGGGTGCCGCCGGCGACGAGCTGGGCGACAAGGATGCGTGGGCGATCTGGCAGGCGAACAGCCTGGACGCCGATTCGGGGCTCGTGCACACCGCGTCGCTGTCGATGGGCCTGGGGCTCACGATCGTTGGTCCGCCGCCGGAGAAGGGCGAGCGGCCGCTGATCACCCCGGAGGATCCACGTGAGGTGATCGTCGAGACGGACCCGCGGCGGCGCCGGAAGGTGCTGGCCGGGCTCAAGGTGTTCCGCGACGACGTGGCGAGCGCGGACCGGGCGTTCGTCTATCTGCCGGGCGCCGTGTGGGAAGCGAACCGTGCCGTGCCGGCGCAGTCGGCGGACCCGTGGGGGGACAACAGCCTGATCGGTGCTGGCGGCTGGGAGTGGGTGACGGGCCGCGAGGTCCCGGTGCGCCGGGTGCCGGTGGTGCCGTTCCCTAACCGGCCCCGGCTGACATCGGCCCGGACCCGCGGCGAGTTCGAGACGCACCTGTCGGTGCTGGACCGGATCAACTACTCGGTGCTCGAGCGGTTGGAGATCGCGACGTTGCAGGCGTTCCGGCAGCGGGCGCTCAAGGGCGGCCCGCGGACCGACGAGCACGGCAACGAGATCGACTACGACGACATCTTCGCTTCGGACCCGGGCGCGATCTGGCATCTCCCGGAGACCGCGGAGATGTGGGAGTCCGGCCAGGTGGACCTCGGTCCGATCCTGCAGGGGATCCGTCACGACATCCAGGATCTCGCTGCGGTCACCCGCACGCCGCTCTACTACCTGTCGCCGGACTCGTCGTCGGGGTCGGCTGAGGGCGCCGCTCTGGCCCGTGAGGGCCTGGTGTTCAAGGCGAAGGACCGGATCGTCGAGGCGGGGGAGGGCTGGGAGCAGACGATGTCGTTGGCGTTCGAGTTCGCCGGCGACGACGAGCGCGCGGCCCGTTCGGCGATGGAAACGATCTGGGCGCCGCCGGAGCGGTGGTCGCTCGCCGAACGTGCCGACGCCGCTGCGAAGGCGATGGCCGGCGGGATGTCGCGCCGTGAGGCGCTCAAGACGGTGTGGCAGAAGACCCCGACGGAGATCGAGCAGATCGAGGCCGACCTGATGGCCGAGGCCCTGTCCGCTCAGGGCGCTGAGGCGATTGCTGCACTGGTGACCGGTGGAACGGGTACAGGCAGCCAGCCGCCGGTTGGCTGACGCCACCGCCGCGCAGGTCGAGGGCCTGTGGGCGCGGGTGGACGCTGGCGCCTTGTCGGTGCCAGCGTTCCGTGCTGCTGCGTCTGCGGTGGTGGCCCGGGCGAACGCTCGGGGTGTGGCGCTCGCCGACATCGGCCTGACCGCCGAGGTGATGCGCCAGCTCGGCCGCCGGGCCGTCCCGCTCGGTTTGACGCCCACAGCGGTGCAGGTCGACCAGTCCCGCATGCGCGCGGACATCGACCGTGTTCTCGATCGGCACGGAGACCCCGCTGATTCGCCCGTGGCTGGCCTGGGGGACTGGGCCCGCTCCGAACCCCTGCTCACTGTTGCTACGGCCGTGCAGGCCGGTCTCGTGGCCCGCCGGGTCGGCGGGTGGACCCGCCAGCTCGCTGGCACGTCGTGCGCCCGGTGCACCGCCTGGGCCGACGGGGTCGTCCGCTCGGCCGGGACCCGCATGGCCCGCCACAAGGGCTGCGACTGCATCCAGCAACCCGTGTTCTCCGGCGCGACGCCGGCCTAACCCAAGGAGGGCGCGATGCCCGACGACCCGACACCCCCGCCCGACGACGCGACGCCGCCGGCACCCGACGCCACCCCGCCCGCCGACGGCCAACCGGCCGAGCTCGGGGACGCCGGCAAGAAGGCGCTCGAGGCCGAACGGTCCGCCAAGAAGGCGGCCGAGAAGCAGGCCAAGACGCTGCAGGCCGAGATCGACAAGCTCCGCCAGGCCGCGATGTCCGACCAGGACAAGGCGATCGCCGAGGCCGTCACCGCGGCGAAGGCCGAGACCCTCGCTCAGGTCGGCGGCAAGATCGCCACCGCCGAGTTCAAGGCCGCGGCCGCCGGCCGCCTCGACGACGAGCAGCTAACGACGCTGCTGTCTGGCCTCGACCTCAAGGCGTTCCTCGACGACGAGGGCGACGTCGATACCGGCAAGGTGCGGACGTTCGTCGACAAGGTCGCCCCCAAGGCCGCGGCCGCTGAGCCCGCGACACCCGGTGATCTCCTCGCCGGGCTCGACCTCGGCCAAGGCGCCCGTGGCAATGGCCAGGGCAACGGCCCAGGGCTCGGCACCACGGCGTTCGAGCGCGACCTCAGAGCGAAGCTCAACATCCACTGAACCCCGCCCCTCGTGGGGCGCAGACAACCACAGGGCCGCCCTGACCGGGCGGCTCTTACGCGTCCCCCAAGGAGGACACCATGGCAATCACAGCCCCCGGCAAGACGTCGGACCTGTCCGGGTTCATCGACCCGCAGACCGCCGGCTACATCTTCGAGCGTGCCGCCCGCAACAGCGTGGTGATGCAGCTCGCCCAGCGTGTGCCCCTCGGCCCGTCGGGCACCCGGATCCCGGTCGTGACCGGCCGCCCGTCCGCCGGGTGGGTCGGTGAGGGCGAGCAGAAGCCCGCCTTCCCCGGCGCGATCACCCCGAAGTCGATCGAGCCCAAGAAGCTCGCCTCGATCTTCGTGGTGTCACAGGAGGTCGCCCGGCTCAACCCGGCGCAGTTCGTCAGCACGATGACGAACAGCTTCGCCGAGACGTTCGCCGTGGCGTTCGACAGGGCCGCCTTCCACGACGAGGGCCCCTCGGGTGCCGCCGGTGCCGGTCCGTTCTCCACCTACCTCGACCAGGCGACGAAGGTGCAGGAGTTCGGCGGTACCAGCCAGGCGAACGGCGGCATCTTCGTCGACGTCGTCGAGGCGATGAAGGACATCGTCACCGACTCCGACGCCTCCGGGCGCCGCTACCAGCTCACCGGCTGGGCGCTCGACACGGTGGTCGAACCGCTCCTGTGGGGCGCAGTCGACACCACGGGCCGTCCCATCTGGACGGACCTGCCCACCGACGACAACGCCCCCGCCATCTCGGCCGCCGGTCGCCTCGTCGGCCGCCGGTCGTTCATGGGCGAGGGCGTCGCCTCGGCGAACCTCACCAGCGTCGTCGGCTACGGCGGCGACTGGAGCCAGGCTGCGTGGGGCGCCGTCGGCGGCATCTCCTACCGGATGACCACCGAGGCCGCCGTCACGATCAACGGCTCGCTCGTGTCGCTGTTCGAGAACAACCTGGTGGCGATCCTGGCCGAGGCCGAGTACGGCTTCCTCGTCAACGACGTGGACGCCTTCACGAAGCTGACGAACACCAACAACGCCCCCATCACCTCGAGCTGATCGGGGCCGTGGGGATGCTCATCGGTGCGGCCACGCCCCTGTACCCGCCCTGGTCGCGGGTCGGGGCGTGGCTCACCACCCACGAACATCTCCGCCATCTCGCCGCCCGGGGCCACGACGTGCACGTGACCACGACCATGGGCGCCCGAGTCGACTACGTGCACGAGGGCGTCGCTGTCCACGGCCGTGTCCGCCCGATCCGCGGTGACGTGATCGTC